CTGACCAAATCTCAGCCGACCGACGCGGGAAGGCGTTGGTGGCAATGAAGCGGTCGAAAATATCGCGGTTGACTTCCATGTCGCCCACAATGTACCCAATTCCATCGCGTTCTTCGTAGGAAATTGTGGGGAATCGACCGACCGCCGACTTCGGTTCCTTGCCGTCCTTCTCGTGCATGATGACGAGGCGAGGGAACGAACCGCGAGCCATGTGCTTGCGCGTACTAGCGACGATGTCCTTCAGGCGCTTGTTGTTGAAACGCTTGAGTTCCGGGTCAGCATCGCCGTCGTCGATGGCGGGGTCAAACGCCATGAACAGTTCGACGCGCTCAATCATGACCTTGTCGCCGTCTTCGGCGACTGTGTGAGATGTCTTTGCGTTCACGGTCTTCTCCTCTTTGCGGTCGAGTTCCTTGTCCTTGCGCTCTGCCCAAGCCTTGCCAGCATCCCCGCCCCACAGGAGCCACGCGATATACCCGGCGGAATCCTTGCCCCAGCCCTCGCCCTGCTTGTCAACCTCGTGCCGAGCAAAGTAGGACACCATGCGGCGCACGGTTTCAGGTGACAGGTTTGCCCGGTTCTTGATGTCACGCGCCCGCGCTACGCCGATCTCCGTGCCACCCCTGCCGTGCTTCTCGCGCAGCTCAAGGCCGCGGGCAGCATTCGATGCCATCTCGGTGGTTGGTTTGAGGTCTATTTCCATGCGGTTAGACAATCGCAGACAGGTTGGTAGCGATTTCAGACGACCCAAGATCATTAGGGTGAACACCCGCCGCACCCTCGTAAAGCCGATTGATGTTGTTTGTCATGATCGACAAACCATCAACGTAGAACGTGTTCGCGTCACCAGCAGCCAACTCGGCCGCCTGTACTGCGCTTCGGTAATTAGAAAGCTGATACGTTGCGCCAGTATTTGGAGAGTAAATCGGTGAAATTACATAAATAGCAGCGGAAGGCAATGCCGCACGGGCGTTGGTAATCCATCCCTGCACGGCAGTTTGAAATGTTGCTGGCACAGTTTGCGCTACGAAATTGTTGTAGCCAATCATGTAGGTCACAACATTGCAGCCCAACCCGGAAAGGGCAGAACCTTGACTAGCAACCGCCGTAGCGCCACCGTTTGCAATGTTGATTAATTGCTTGGTTTCAGCGATTGCTAGAAGGTATGGCCATGTCGTTGTGACCTTTGAAGCCGTTGCGCCTTGGGAAATACTGTCCCCGCACACCGCTATTTTGTTGGCTGGTCTTGAAGGGGCTGTCATGGTTGCGCCTGTGTTGACTTCAATCTTTCGCAACTCAAACCCAGTCCAGTACGGCCAGACGATTGTCACCGTCTTGGAGCCAGCGGAAAGGCTAAATTCAATCGTCACAATTCCGGTTTCGTTCCAGAGCTGCGCCCATTGATACGTTTTAACCTCTACGCCATCAACAAGAATCGCTCCGATACTGAATTGATTATTGATGTCCGCTGTGTACCTGACAAGGTCGTTGTGAAACATAGACACGCGCACAGAGGTAGCCGTTGTTGTGAACGACACACGGCTTCCCGGAGATGCGTTTTGAAAGTCATAACCGTCTGTGATTGGGCGAAGAAACCGAAGCGTGCTTGCCGACTGCTCCGCAATAGACGCGTAATCCGAGACGGTGAAGCTTGTCGAGTTCGGCAAGTATTGCGTCCATCCCGCTGCCGTCCCGCTTAAGCCGGGGCGACGGAATCGTCTTATGGCGTTGGAGAGTCGGTTCCGCATTAGATGCTATACCACGCCGCGCCCATGCTTCCTGCGCTTGCCTTGAATTGCACTTGAACCAACTGAGATCCAACCGCGTCAACAAGGGCTGAAGCCGTTTCGGTCGCTGTGGCCGTTACCGTCGATGGGCGGTAAAGAGAAGCGTCTGGGCTGAGTGCCACCTGCGTGATGTTTGAGAAGACATACGAGGGAACGCCGTTTACCGTCATAGCAGCCACGGTTCCCGTGCTGTAGGTCAGCGTCAAGTCTGCCAAGACGGTTGGGAACCATGCAGTAACTGGCGGGACGGTTGTGTTCGTTGCCGTGGCGGTTGCAGTAGTGGTAGCAAGGTACGGAGATGCGGTTGTTCCAAATTCAACCTGTCCACCCCATAGAACAACTCCCTTGGTGACATCTGAGGCATATGTAGGAAGACCAAAGTTACTACCACTTGTTGGTGTCGCGGTGTTACTTGGAGAAATCAAGAAATACTGTATTTGACGGCAGGTAACAGCCACGCGATACCACGAATTTCCAACGCTTGTAACCGTTGCCGATGGCGTAGTGGTGAACCACGTCCCGGTGTTGACAAGATCGGACTGCGTAATACTGCCCGTATTTAGATCAATGGTGACTGCGTAATAAGGCCCGCCCGCACCGTTGCCACAACAAATAGTTGCGTATTGCCGTCCAAGTCCACCCTTGACATAAACCGAATGCGTTCTAATAGTTGTAGACGCAACCGGATCTGTTAAATCACGACCAATGTAATGATATACAGTCGCTCCGGTTTCAAGAGCGTTATCTGCGGTTGTCGTTCCATCTGGCGCAACCGACGCATCGATAGATACGCCTGTTACCGCAAGGGATGATTTAATCCATGCAGCATTATCAAAAGTTTGGCTGTAGGTGATGAGGTTCGTATAGGTGACTGGAATCGGACATGGGTTCCAGCCAACCACGCGCATACCAACCCCAGTAGCGTTGTTCACGCTGCTCAATGGGGTGATTTTCAATAGGCTTGGGCATACGGCCGTTTCAAGGGTGTAAATGACCCCCGTTGTTGGCTTGGTATCCGTAGGTGCAATTGATCCGTAACTTGCCGACGCGGCTGCGGGGGCAAGGAATTGCGACGCTGGTTGTGCAGTCGATAGAAATGATTGTGGCATTTACAGTTCTCCTCTGCGCTTCATGTCGAGCGCGATTGCGACCGCTTGGTCTTGTGGCTTGCCTTCTTTGATGAGCTTGGCGATCTTCGCGCCGACGGCTGGGTCAGCGGCGGACATGATCTTCAGCCCTGCCTTCTGCTCCTCGGTCTGCTCGCGGGTCATGCGGGTCTTCACGCCGGGGCGCGAAAAGCCGCGAGGCGATTTCATTGCCGATTCCATAATCCGAGCAATACCAACAACTTCTTGGGATGATTGTTGGTCATCTCTACGCAACAAAGAGTTTGCTTTTTTAACTAACAAATCAGCATTCGCAAGTGCCTTTCGATAAGACACAAGGCGTTCTTCGTATAGCGCAATTGTTTCTTCGGCTAAATCATGCCCGAAAATGTTCGTAAACTCTGCCTTAGCGCCGGGGCGGGTGGACTTTGCTTTGCCTTCAAATTGCAACCATTTAGCATGAGCAAAATCCGCAAGGCTTAGTGCTTTTTTTGCATTTGAATCAGCAGAAGAAAGCACCGCGTTGATTTCGTTTGGATGACTATTGATTACATAAATCTTGTCTTCAAACTTGAACGCATCGCCAATTTCATAACGCTGAAACGCTATCTTTGCGCCGTTCCCGGCAGCAAATCCAAGACGGGCGGCGATTTCCTTGCGTGTGTTGCTCATGTCGTGCATCGTAGCGATCTCCCTTGCGATTTATTTATGCGTTTACGAAACCGGGGTCAGGAACTTGGCGCGTGTCAACTAGCCGCTGACGCGCCCCGTTGTGCTTGGCAATAGCGGCTGGGTCTATCGTCCCGTTCGGGCGCGTCCATCGCTCCCGCATAGCCTCGGCGGCCGGGACGGGAATGATGGCGCAGCGGCAGTTGAATCCCAGCGGCGGGGCAATCCCAAGGCGGTCGAAGTCTGCCATCGTCCCAACGTAGCCGTCAAAGGCTCGGTGTGTGTCCCGGGTACGCGGGTCTTTGGTGGCGCTGAACTGCACCAGCGGGACGAACGCCTGTACCCGCTCATCCCGTAGGACTTCGGCGCTGCCCTCGGTCATGGCGCGGTTGGTGTTTGTCCGCAGGACGGTTTCAAGGCGGGAGGACGTTAGCCCTGTCCCGGTCATTAGTTGGGCGGTCGTCACGAAGTCGCCGAG